TTGAGGAACACTTTGTATCTTCAGACACTAGAGAAGTAGAATGTCCTCATTGTCATAAACCTTCACACAGAATTCAATCTCCTATTCGCTCAGCTCTTGATCCTATTTCTGGTGACTTTAAAAAAGCCACTGGTAAATGGATGAGGAACCGCGAACAGAAATTGAAACAAGAACGTAAGGCCAACGCTGAGTAATCAGAAGCTTTACATAATACACCTCCATAATGAGAATACTCACGGAGTTTAATAATGGCAACATTATATGACGAGCGTCCAGAAGACGATGAAGTTGTAGACAACATTGAAGAAGTAAACGATCAACAGGAAGCTGAGATTGAACAGCCAAGCCCTGAAGATGAAGTCCCTGAGAAGTACAAAGGAAAGTCAACTGCTGAAATTGTAAGGATGCACCAAGAGGCTGAGAAGTTATTAGGCCGTCAAAGCAGTGAAGTAGGGGAGTTACGTTCCGTTGTTGATAGCTACATTCAGACACAACTCGACACCACACCAGTAACACCAGAAGAACCTGAAGAAGATATAGATTTTTTCTCTGATCCCGACAAGGCAGTCGCAAGAGCTATTAAGAATCATCCTTCAATCAAAGCTGCTGAAGCACAAACAAAGCAGTACAAACAAACTACAGCTCAGTCTGAACTGCAAAAACGTCATCCTGACATGCAAACAATACTGACAGATAGCAAGTTTGTTACTTGGATTAAAGGCTCAAAGATTCGTACTCAGCTTTTTGCACAAGCAGATACGCAGTATGATTATGAAGCTGCTGATGAGCTTTTCACTAACTGGAAAGAACGTCAACAATCAGTTACACAAAGCGTTGCTAATGAGAAAACAAGTAGGAAAGAAGCCGTGAAGACTGCCTCTACAGGTGGTTCGAAAGGAGGCAGCGGTGAACGTGCTACTCGTAAGGTCTATAGACGATCAGACATTATTAAACTAATGCAAGACGATCCTGATAGGTACTTATCCTTGTCTGATGAAATCATGCAAGCATACCAAGAAGGCAGAGTCCGCAACTAAACTTATTATAGGAAGAAAGTATTATGGCCACATCAGTATATCCCAACATGGGTGGAGCAGTAGACAACACTAGCGCAGCAAAGTTTATCCCAGAAATCTGGAGTGACGAAGTTATTGCCGCATACAAGTCTAATCTTGTAATGGCTAACCTAGTTAAAAAGATGAGCATGACTGGCAAGAAAGGTGATACTATTCACGTTCCTAAGCCTACCCGTGGTTCAGCTACCGCTAAAGTCGCTGAGACCGCAGTAACTATCCAGAACTCTGTTGAGTCAGAAGTTCTGATTAACATTAACAAGCACTTTGAATTCTCTCGTTTGATTGAAGACATTACCGAAGTACAGGCTCTTGCTTCTCTTCGTCAGTTCTACACTGGTGATGCAGGTTATGGCTTGGCTAAGCAGGTTGACAACGATCTGTTTGCTCTGGCTAAGTCTTTCGGTGATGGCAATGGTTCTAGCTATGTAAACTCTGCTTCTTTCCAGATCAACACCACTAGTGGCCTTTTGGAAGCATTTGATGCTGACGGCGCTGCTGACGTTGGTAACTTCTCTGATGATGTGTTTCGTGCATTGATTCAGAAAATGGATGATGCAGACGTTCCTATGGACGGTCGTAGCTTTATCGTACCACCTTCACTACGTAACGCTATCATGGGTATTGATCGTTATACCTCTACTGATTTCGTAAACGGCAAGAGCGTAGAGACTGGTAAGATTGGTAACCTGTACGGTGTTGACATTTTTGTCTCTAGCAACGTACCTGTTATTGACACTACTGGTGGTGCTTCTATCCGTGGCGCTCAGTTGATCCACAAGGACACTAACGTTCTTGCAGAGCAACAAGCTGTACGTTCACAGACTCAGTACAAGCAGGAGTTCCTTGGAACTTTGTACACTGCTGATACTCTGTACGGTGTTCAGGTTATGCGTCCAGAAGCAGGCTTCACCTTAGCTGTTAAGTAAACCGCAGTATTTGGGGGATTCTTCGGAGTCCCCCTTTTTACTCTTCTTTTTTTATTACAGGTGTCTGAATGTCAAACTATATAAAGACAACAAATTTTACAGCTAAAGACTCTTTACCTTCAGGCAATCCATCAAAAATTGTTAGAGGCACAGAGATAGATGTAGAGTATGATGCTATTGCTGTAGCCAGTGCTACAAAATTAAACGCTTTAAATCCTGTTATGACAGGGACTCTTACGGTTGGTTCTGCTACTCTTTCTGAAGCTGAGTTAGAAATTTTAGATGGTGCTACTGTTACGACTACAGAGCTGAACTATGTAGACGGCGTTACTTCTTCTATACAAACACAACTTAACAACAAACTTTCATTATCTGGTGGTGCTATGACAGGCGCTATCACTACTAACAGTACCTTTGACGGAGTAGATGTTGCTGTCCGTGATGGTGTGCTAACCTCTACTACAACGACAGCTAACGCAGCACTGCCTAAAGCTGGCGGGGCAATGACTGGTGCCATTACTACCAACAGTACCTTTGACGGTCGTGACGTAGCTACTGACGGTACTAAGCTAGATGGTATTGAAGCATCAGCAGATGTAACTGACACAGCAAACGTAACAGCCGCTGGTGCTTTGATGGACAGCGAAGTAACTAACCTTGCACAAGTTAAAGCCTTTGACTCTACTGACTATGCTACTGCGGCACAAGGTACTTTAGCTACTGCGGCACTCCCAAAGTCAGGCGGCGCTATGACTGGCGCTATCACTACCAACAGCACCTTTGACGGCGTAGATATTGCTACACGAGATGGCGTTTTAACCAGCACTACAACTACTGCCAATGCTGCGCTTCCCAAGTCTGGTGGAGCAATGACAGGCGCTATCACTACTAATAGTACCTTTGATGGTCGTGATGTAGCTACTGATGGTACAAAGCTAGACGGTATTGAAGCGAGTGCAGATGTAACTGATGCAACCAATGTTACAGCCGCTGGTGCCTTGATGGATTCTGAGCTAACAAACTTAGCTGCCGTTAAAGCAATTAACCAATCTCTCGTAACAACAGCAACTCCTACCTTTGCCGAAATCACATCTACTGGTGACGTTAACCTAACGTCTGGTGCAAGTGATTGGGCGTTTACTGTTACAGGTAATAATTTAATTATCAGCTACGGTGGAACTTCTAAAGCAAAGCTAGACACCTCTGGTAATCTTATCGTAATAGGCAATGTAACAGCCTATGGTTCTATCTAATGGCTTTGCCGAGTAGCGGTACTATAACCCTTAATGAAATACATATAGAAGCTGGAGGGTCTACAGGCTCTCTTGCAACTATTAATGATGCTGACATTCGTGCTTTGATTGGTAAAGCTGATGGTGCTCAGATGTCTTTTACTGAGTGGTATGGTGCAAGCTCTAGCATAGTTGTAACTGTTACTGAAGGTAGTAATATTTTTACTACTTCTGCATACTATGGATTTAGAGAAGAACAGAATCCAGACATTGGTTCGGTATCCCCCACAAGTATATCTTTTGATGGTAAGACTCATCCTGTCCGTGACGCATATCGCAGAGTGAATAGAAGCGGTGGCACAAACGATGACAGTACATCTGCATTCTGGTTTATCCTATACAATGCCTCTGACGGTACAGTACCGGCTGACGATTGGTTTGCCTCCGTTGAGGTACAGACAACAGGAGCGGCAGTTACTTTGACACCAGCAGAAGCTACAATTGTTACGTCAGGGTCTGGAGCAACTGGTCGTAAAGAATGGAGATTCTTCTCTAGTGACTTTACAGCTACTGAGCTAACAAACTTTTCTGCTCAGTGGGATGGCTCAGGTACGTCAACAGTAACTTTTACAGAGTAATTAAATGACTATTATATTGAACTACGACACGCCATCTGAAAGCCAAACTAGGCTGTCAGGAACCTATGAGGCAGGTGAAGCTTCTGGTTCTTTTTCTTGCCCTATTGTGTACAACGCTGAAGGGCAGGACATGACCACAACAGAAGCTCGTACAAAACTTACCATACAGGAATCGTTAGATTCTGAACTTACTTAACTTTAAAGGAAACAAAAATGAAATATTTATTACCTGTACTTGCATTAACTCTTGTTGCCTGCAACACCTTTAACGGTGCTGTTGACGGATCACAGCAGATTGTAGGCACTACTGTTGATTCGGCGCAGTCTATGGTTTCAGATACCGCTAAGGGTATTGGAGCAGGATCAGCTACGTTTGTTGAAGGCATTGCCACTGACATTCGCAAAGCATCTGAGTAGATGTTAGCCGAGATTGCTGCCGCTAATGCAGCCTTTAAGGTTATCAAGACAGCACTTAGTAACGGGAAGGAATTATATGATTGTTCAGGCGCAGCTAAGCAATACTTCGACAATAAGAGTGTTATAGCAAAACGTGTAGCATCCAAGGGCAAAAGTGACTTGGATGCTTTCATGGCTCTGGAGAAGATTAAAGAGCAGGAAGAGTGGCTGAAGGATTATATGGTATACGCAGGCCGCGCTGAGATGTATGGTGACTGGCTACAGTTTCAAAGTGAGTGTAAAAGAGAAAGAGAAAAAGCAGCTCGTTTAGTTGTTTTAAAAAGACACCACACAATTAAGATGTTAAAAAACTTTATAACTATTATTGGCGTAGCAGTAGCAATCATACCTATTATGATATACGCCATAATTTACTCACTCAGCAAATAGCAAGGGAATGACATGGTAGAAGACACAAAAGAGATGTTAGACGTAGCTGCTGCTTCTACTGCGGTACTTTCAATGGCTGCTTGGTTACCGCCAACAGCTTCTATTTTAACTATTATATGGTTAGGTATTAGGATATTTGAGTCTAATACTGTACAAAGTATAGTTAAAGGAACAAAAAAACCTCTTGACAATCAAGACTAAATAGTGTATACTATATGAATATTTTAACTAGTTTGATAAAACCTTTAAGTAGTTTAGCTTCAGGTTACTTATCAAATAAAGCAGAAGAAAAACAAGCTAAGCATGAACGCAAGATGTCTGTTATACAGAACGATGCTAATTGGGAAACCAAAATGGCAGACGCTTCTAAGGATTCTTGGAAAGATGAGTTCTGGACTATTGTCTTAGCAATACCTGTCTTTATGGTTGGTTATGCAATTGCAGCTAATGATGTAACAATTATTGCTCGTGTTGCTACAGCCTTTGAAGCACTTGAAAAGCTCCCTGAGTGGTATCAGTATCTGCTGTTTATTGCAATCTCTTCTAGTTTTGGTATTCGCGGCGCAGGTAAACTAATGGAAATGAGGAAGTAACATGGCTGATAAAGAAGAGATAGTTTCTCTTGCCAGTAGTTTTGAGAGTAAAGCAGACCCCTTTGAAGTTGAGCAAGAACCTGTGTACGACTTCGATACTACTAAAGTTCTTGGTAGGAATAAGTATGGCGGTGCTTTACTTCGTTCGAAATGGTCTGACGAAGACAATGCTATAGATGCTGCTCGGAAAGCTGCTGGCTTTGTTATGCCAAGCGGCAACATAAAAACGTCTGACCGCTTGGGTGATATGGCCGCAGTCTCCTACTCCGAGGGTAAGACATTTGACACCTCTGAGGAAGCTTTGTCTGACCTTCCTTCTTATCTTTCTCGTCTTACAGAAGAGCGTGCAGCTACTGATGAAGAGTTTAATACACGTAACTATGACCCCTCTGAGTTTGCTATGTCAGGGGTTAGTGCAAAAAACGGTGTAAGCTCAAGAGCTGCTACAGATGCTACTGCAAGCTATATAAATAACAACAACATACCGTTGTCGATAGAGGTTGATGGTCAAACACGTTACTTAACAACTGGCTTAGGCTCTGATGTTTACACTAAAGCAGACGAAGACTTTGACTATCAAGCAGGAAGTTACGAAGACATGGGGGCGGTAGGTACGTATAGCACTATCCACGTAAAACCTAAGTCTGTTCTTGATAATCCTGTACTTAATGTACTAGCTATGGCTATTCCTTACGGTCAAGCTATACTCGCAGTTACTAAGGGTTTAGCCGGTGAAACATTAAAGCTGGGAGACTACGTTAGTATAGCAGCAGCAGGTTTATCTTACAAAGGAACTTTAGAAGGTAAGACACTTGCTGAAGCTGAACAATTTGCAACACAAACAGTAGACCAAGCGATAGATGCGGCTGCAAAATCAGGTGACGCAATGACTGCTGCGCAAGCAACTCAACTATACAATAAAACTATGGCTGCTGTTGAAACAGCCCCTTCTGTTTTAGGAGTTACATTGAGTGACGTTGTTGATTTAAAATCAGGAAAAATAGAGTTTAGTGACATCTTAGATAATGTTGTTGGTGGTTCTTTTAAGGAGCTAGAGGCTGCGTCTAAAGCCGCCCAAGCGTCTAACGTTCCTGACGGTGTTATTGTTAACTTACTGTCGGATAGTGTGGCAGCCCTTGATTCTGGTACGCCTTTAGGTGTAGCTGTAGATGTATTCAACACTGCACGCGATGTTTACTTAGAGCAACTTGAAGACACAAATGCTTCTGAAGCTGAAAGAGCTGCAAAAATTGAAACCTTTAAAGCTTTAAATGATGATGCTAATGTTACAATTACAGATATAAACAATGAGCAAGTAGACATTACAGGCGTGACACCAGACATGCCTGAGTCTTCTATTAATGAAGATTACGGAATACCTGTATTTGATACTGAAGAAATTGTTGCAGACCCTTTTCCACCACAAGAAACAGATGTTGCAGCAGCTTTAGAAGCAGAGGCAGCAGAGGCAGCAGAGGCAGCAGAGGCAGCAGAGGCAGCA